AAATAGGATAGGGTGTCAACTATTAATTTACTGCTTGATTTAATTCACCTCTTTTAAATCTTGCAATAATATCAGCGTTATCTTGCTTCTCTTTATCCTCTAAAAGACTAGCCAAATTTTCTGGACTATAAATAGATAAAGCTAAACTAGAACTTTCACTCATCATTGTTTCATTTAAAACAACACCAACTTTATCAGCTAAAGCTTTTGCTTGGTCGAATGTTCTATAAGATTTTAAACCTAATCTTAAAGTTTTCATTTTACCCTCGACATAATTATACATTTGTTGATGTTCTTTTATTACATTATCAGCACTAGATTTATACATTTTAAAAAAATTTAGTGTATTTTCATCAACTTTGAATTGTCTTGAATGACAATAACTAGAACCGATTGTCCAAAGTTTGAAATCATTTTCCCACTTGTGGACAGGTTTTTGGATTGATTGGTCTTCGTTAGATGAATTTTGAAATCCTAAATAACTATTGACTGCGCTTTCATCAGTATAATATTTTGGATTTCTTTTTGAGTAATCATCATTAATTGATAAACGATAATCAGGATTTAATCCTTTCGCTTTCAATTCATCACGATAATATGCTCTTGCAAAATTTCTACCCATATCAAACCTTACATGGATTTCATCTTTGCTTTCATACTCTCGACCCTCATCATCAACTTTCATAATTGGCCTTTCAACATAGAAACAATTATCCTCATACAATTCACCACCTGCACGATTGTATTTATTAATCATTGATCTAATTGTATCAATGTCTTCTTGTGGTTGATGATATCTTACAACCTTTTCAATCTGCTCTTTTGCCTTTTCACGCATAAGATCATATTGTTGTTTTGCTTGTATCAATTTGTCTTTTACTTTATCTTCATAAAAAGACTGAAATTGATCTGCAATCACTTTTCGCTTTTCTGCGTTAAGTGTTATTTTTTTTTCTTTTTGCATATTGTTTTTTCCTTTCATGTGTCCTATATATTCCTAATTAAAATTAATGTCAAATAAAAAAAAAATAAAAAATCTAGTTTAGAATGATTCTATTTCGCAGCACAACCTGGGGTTGAATAAAAATAAATTATTTTTGTTTCTGCCTTATTCTTGCCACATTATTAATATAGGATTATCCCAAGAAAGGAAAAAAGAAATGGAACTAAATAAAACATTTAAAATAACTTTTTGGGCTAAGAAGCACAAAAAGCATATTACAAGAAATGCAAAGTGGACTGATCTTTGTAGATACTTTACATCTAAAAAAGGCGTTCCTTGCATAACTTATTATGATCTTGATAATCAAGGTTATAGAACAGCAACTACAACTTGGAAGGTGCAACTATGAGTATAGAAGAAGACAGAAGAAACGTTATAAAAAATTTGCCGGATAATTTTACATTATCCGACAAAGAAACTTTGGATATGATTAATCGATTATTTGAAATGGTAATATTAAATAATAAATTGATTAATATGCAAGATAAAAGAATTAAACTATTAGAGAAATCTAAATAGTTTTTTGGGACAACTTCTGGTTGTGCCAGTCGAAGATGCTTCGATAACTTGTACAACCAGAACTGATCCCAGGTCCAGTTCAAGTGAACAGCAGTCGACCGGCTGGACCTGGGATCAGTCAACGCGCCGCCGCCGCTAGATCACAGAGACTCTGGCGTTGGCTGGTCTACAGAAAGGAATTATGAATAAACAAAAAATTTTGATAAATCATTGGCGCTGGCTGGAGGCTAGAGGCTACAAGCGGCAAGCTGCAAGCTGCAAGCGCCAAGCGGCAAGCTTGACAAGAAAGAATTATAGGATTATAAAGGACGTATGGATACAAAAGAAGCATTAAAAATTGTCGGAGGACTTTCAAAGCCTTCTAAAATGCCTGGCTGGGCCTATGGGTTACCAGCTGCGG